GGCAGATTACCAACGTCAATATAGAAAATTCTTCTTTCTGGAGCACGAGACAGTCTGTAGATAACCAAACTATCTTCAATCATTCTCAGTTGGTTTAGGGCTTTGATTGCCTTGTGTAACCAAGAGAGTGTATTGTGTTTGTTGCGATCTACCAGACCAGAAGTGCAATATGTGATTGCATCTTTTGCAATCTTAATTCCGCCAGCTGCTCCACCTGCAGTTGGAAGATAAGACGCACCCGATTTACCTGAGTTTGGATTGTACTCAAAATACTCATCCATTTCTGGAGTGAGTGAATTTGTTGGTTCGTTAGTATTCAGTCTAGCGAGATTTGGATCTTTCTTTCTAGCCTGACGAACGTACTTGATCTTCAAAGCATCAATGTATCTCAGTTCTTGGATACCTGCTTGTGGATTTTTGAGATCAATTACTTTGTGATAATAAAGTCTTCCATCAACATACCAGTTACGGAAAATCTCATGAGCTTTGGAGTCAAAGTCCAGGAGATCTTTAATATACTTAAATTCGTCGCGGATAATCTTTTTGATATTATCCCCGACGTTTAAGTTTTGGAGGTCGATCTCAACTGGGCTGTCGCTGAGATCGGATACAATTGCCTCATTTACGATATCTTCAATCGCTTCGTCGCACTCAGGATGCAGAGACATTTCTCTGTATCTTTTGACAAGATCGTATTCGTTTCTGAATACACCTTCAATATCAACGTATTGTCCATAGAAGCCACTACTAACATAGTAGTCAGATTTATCTGCCTCGTTCTGCGGAACAGGAGAAACCGCAGACTTAGGCAGATTATCTCCGTCAGCCCCCTCTATGGAGAAACCGAATAATTTAGCCATTTTGTCAGTGTTGTCTTATGGTCTATTTATCAACCGACGACAACGTTGCCATTCTCATTCAGGGCTTCCCACCACTGAACTTGGAATTCAACTGAGAATTCCTCAATGACGTTGTTACTGTCGTATGAAAGTTCAATAGAAGAGACGTTAGTTGGGAACACACCATGGAAGTGGTATGATCTCAGAATGGGAACAGTGTTGCCTGAATTTGCAGGAACACCTGCTGAGTTGGTGATCGGAGCTCTTCCAAGTTGGTGAACATAAGCTTCCTGTTGATAAACAGTTGGATCAACTTCACCAGCGTTATCAGAAACTTTGTTGATAACGTTCATCCACTTTTCGAAAGCATCTCTGAGAACAAAGTTGCTGTCGTTGATAACAGTGATTGTCCAACTATCAAAGGTTCTTTCACCAGCAATCTTCAGCTCTCTTCCTCTGAAAGGAACTGAGATTGGAGCAACAATAGAAGCAGGCAGGTTCGCTCCTTTTACCAGGAAACGAGTTCTGTCACTCACATCGTTGTCATCGATTCCCAGGTTGGGAAACTTGAGTTCTACCTCAAAGAAATTGGGGCGAACGCCGCCGCCCAACAACTTCGACTTAAAGGTGTCCAGGGTTCTCGCATTACTCCCTGTATTTGGGATTTGCTGAGGCATTTTTACTTACTCCTGTTAAACGGTTGATGATGTGCTGTACTATTTAATAATCAGACGGTGCCGATTACTTCTTCGAAACTAACTCCAGTGCGGGTGGCAACAAATGTCAGACCGATGAAGTTGATAGAGCGTGCAGGTTTTACAAAGATGTCGGCACGGAATTCGTTCGCGTCGATCACATCAGCAGAGTTGTTGCTCTCATCACAGACAACCAGGAAGTCTGTGATACCTCTCTTCGCTTGAACATCGCGGAGATAAGGCTCAACGATGTTAACGAAGTTTGCTCTGGTGATTGCGTCGTTAAACTCAAACAGTTGAGCACGTGCAGCTCTTTCGATTGCAGTTTCAATTGTGAGGAACAGACGACGAACGTTAATTCTGTCGAAGGCAGAAGTAAATGCAAGAGCAGTCTTATCACCGAAGAGGATGATACCTTGTCCAGGTGCCGCGATAACTGGGTTAATTCTCTTCGAGTAGAGCAGATCTCTCTGGGACTGTGATGGGTTGTATGCAAGTTTAACTGCATTGTTTACAACACCACGGGTTGTTCCAGCAGGCGAGAACCAAGGATATGAGTTTTGTGAAGTTCTTGCCATCATTCCAGCAACGTCTGGGTTGCAAGGAATGTAACGGAACTTGTTGTTGAAACGATCGAAGGTGTACTTATAACCAGAATCAAGAACCGCATAGGACGAGGAACTTACTTGATCCATCGTCTTGATGATGTTATCGGTCTGGGTGTCGGTGTTGGTCAGAGCAACATCTCCACTCAGAACGTCAGCCCTTCTTGGTGAGATAACAGCAACACAATCCTTTCTGTTTTCTGCGATAGAAACCAGTTTGTTTGCTTTACCAACTGTTTCATTTCTGGTTGCAAGACCAGGACCCATGATCAGGTAGTTGATTGGATACTCTCTTTGGTTTGCAAACTGATCGTAACCTTCCATCAGGTCACCCAGAGTTGCGGCATAAGTTGGAGCAGCGTAAGTACCGCCGTAATCCTTACCACCTTGCAGTGAATAGGTGGATCTACCAATACCAGAGAAGGTGATACCTTGTGCGTCTTGACCCCATGCGGAAGCCGCAGCGGTGAAAGCAGTGTCTCCAGTTGAGAATCCAGTAGGAGTTCCTAATGGAGCATAACCAGCAAACAGATACTCGGAGTTATCGGCAATGTAATCCTTGTAGTATGCAGGTGAATTGAACAGTTCGGCGTCCTTAGCCTTGGAAAGTCCTACCCACTTCTCAAGAATCTGACCAGCGTTTCCGCTCTCCTTACCAGTGTCATCAACAACTACAACGTGAATTTCGTCGAATCTTGAATTTCTTGTTGAAGCCCAAGTTGAAGTTTGTGGTTTTGCAGCAACGTTCTTCCAATATACGGTTGAGTTGTCAAGACCAAGAGTTTGACTCTCATACCAGTCAGTTGCACCACTTGGAGTAAGAGCTGAGTTAGTGGTGATGCCAGTAACCTCCATGAATTCGGAGGTGGTTCCAACACCAACTGTTTGAACTCTAATGTAGTCACCAACATCGATACCGTTAAGTGAGTTGATGTCTAATGTGGTGGAAGAAGAGGAAGACTGAGATACTCTTACAGTGGTCGCAGCGCCAATTCTTGATAACAGTTTTACTTCTGTTCCGTCATTGTGAGCAGCCTCTGTTGTTCCGTCAGTGCCTCTGTTAGCAAATCCAACAAATCCAGTTGCTGAAACAATCGTGTTACCAACACCAATCAGTTCTGAACCGATCAAGAGGATGTTCTGTGAACCATAACCTCCAGTTTGAACACCAGTGGTTGTGTTCAGATACACACCAGTATCACCAATACCAAGAGCAACTCCACCAGCGTTGTCAATCGAATAGGTGGTTGCAGTGTATGTATTGAACAGATTAACTGTTGATCCTACTCCAATCGCACCAGCATTAGTACCAGCAACATCTCTTGTTACTGTGATTGAAGTTGTAGCTGAACCAGTGGCGCCTACAATGTTCAGAACTCTTGAAGTGTTAAACTCAAATGCTCCGCCCTTTGTATAATCAGCGTCAGCAACTGTTCCCGCAGTCGATACCTGACTTACAACCTTAACGTCGATCGAAGAAGATCCGATACCAGTAACAATACCTTTAAGGTGACCATTCAGTGTCAGTGAAGTACCAATACCACCAACTTGAACACCACCAAATGCTTGGGTTACTGCGGCACCAACAACAATACCAGAGGTTGTAATACCAGTCAGAGTTTGGTCAGCTCTTGCGTCAATTACACAAACTTTGAGATCATTTGCCCAAGTACCAGGGTTCTTGGAAGCCCAATACCAGGTTGTTGCTGTGTTGTAAGAATTATAATAGTCTTCTACGTTCTTAATCTTAAGGTCGGTTACCGATGAACCAGCACCACTTGCTACTGCTGCGTTAGCATTTACCAGGTACTGACCGTCGATTCTAACAGTCCTTAAAATTCCACCATATGAGAGATAAGATGATGCACTCATCCAATACTCATATTGGCTACTTGTTTCTTGTGGTTCGCCGAAAGTATCTACGAGATCTTTCTCACTCTCAATGAGACTTGGTTCATTGATTGGACCTTTGGTAAAGGGTCCTGCGATGGCGCCAGTTTGGTCGCTAACGCCTGTGATACCACCTCTAGTAAGGTCTACTTCCCTTACTTTAATACCAGGGGAGACTAAGCCTAAACCAGCCATCTGATTTCCTCTAGAAGTTTCAGTTTATTTCTAAATTTATTTATTGATAGCAAGCTTTTCAAATGGGGAAACTGGACGTGAACACTACCAATCTGGATATTCCCACCTATCATAGATGGTATTTGCCATTCTACTTACAACAATTCTCTTCTTTGTACAGTCCTTACACTCATAGGCATATGCAGATGGATATGACCCTCTGTCTTTTCTAGTAAGATAAAAGTCATCTATGAGATTTTTTTTCTCCCTACAAGTCCTACATGTTCTCTCTACGAATAGTAGGTGTTCTAAATCGAATTCATTTTCAATGTCCATCAATAATACTCCCACATATAACTCATGTCACCATAAGTTGAATTGAGATCAGTCATATCTGCTTTCTTCCATAGGGTTCCATCATCACCCTGAATTATTTCATCATCGAGACCATCACTAATGAAACCAAATGGAGCCATATCCTGTTCAATTTGATCTCTC